ATTATAAATAACACTACCTTTGATACAACAATAAGTAATACCTTAAATATTACAGCTCAATGGAGTAGTAATAATGCAGGTAACAACATATATAGTGAGAGTTTTATTTTAACTAAGATATATTAATATGAGTACAGGAATTAACATAGCACCTTCTTCTTCTTCAGGTTTAACAGTAGGCACAACAGCAGTAACATCAGGAACAGATGGTAGAGTATTTTTCCAAGCAGGTGGTGTAGTAGAACAAGATGCTAACTTTACTTTTGACAATACATTAAAGAGATTGACGTTAAAGGCAGTTGGTGCATTATCTACTGATATAGCATTTAGAGTTAGGAATAGTGCTGATACTGCTAATTTAGTTTCTGTACAAGGAAATAATGTAACTGTATTTGGTAGTGGTACAGCAGATGCTGATGATATTTTAATCAGAGGTATTCAAAGTACAACTAATTACTTTAAATTAAGTAGTCAAGGCGGTGTTGCAATAGGAAGTGGGAGTTCTATTCCTGCAGCGGGAAGTAATAATAGTGCTATTGCTATTGGATTATCATCTCTTGCACGAGGTTTTTTTATTAACGAGGGAGGTATAGCAATAGGGGCTACTTCTTATGCAGACACAAGAGCTATTGCAATAGGAGGATTAGCAAAAGCTGGAATAACAGCTGGAAGCGGTGGTCAACAATCCATCGCTATTGGGTATAATGCTCAAACTGGTTCTAATGGGGGCGATAGAGGCATAGCTATTGGTTCAAGTGCATCTGGAGGGTTAGGTAATACAGATATAATAGCTATTGGTACAAGTGTCGCAATGGGTGCTTTTACATCTGGAAGAAATACATTCGTTGGTCAATACATAACAGGAGCAAGCGGTCAATCTGATATGATTGTGCTTGGAGGTGGAACAGGAACAGGAGCAAGCGCAGCTCAACCAACAATAACAAGTTCATTTAATGTCTATTTAGGAGCAACCGAAAGAAGTTTCTTTGTAAATAAAAATACTAACATGGTATTAAAAAGTTTAGGTTCTTTAACATCAGGAACAGACTTTGAAGCAGCAGCAACCAATACTATTACTATTCACAATGGTGTAGCACCAACAGTAACACTTGCTAATGGAGGTCAGTTATACGTTGAGGGTGGAGCATTGAAATACAGAGGTACATCAGGAACAATTACAACAATTGCACCTGCATAGAATTTATTATCTTTACAAAAAAATATATTATGGCAATCTTAATTAAAGCAACAGAGGACAAGAAAATTACAATCTCAGGAACAGGTATTGAGTTACCAGAGGTTTATGGTAGAATCAGATTCTTGGGAGATTTCTCAGGAACTACTATTCAAGGTGAGGTAGCTACATTTGCAAACAAAGAAACATTTACAGAAGGTAAAATGCTTTATACTGATGTACCTGTAGGAAGCTATCAGTCTGAGTTAGAAGCAGGTGAAGTACAATCTTTAGACACAGCTCACAAATATGCTAAGTTAGCTTATGAGCAAATGGGTTATGAAGTGATTATTGATATGACAGCTTAAAAAAATAAAATGAAAACACTACTTACTAAATTAGTAATGACTGCAGGATATGATGATTTAGCACATTTTTTAAATAGTGCATTCCATCTTAAACTTACTTTACCTCTTATAACTATAAGTAGTTGTGCTGCAACATTGGGATATTACTTTGACTTAGTATTTGGTATTAAAGCTGTTATAGGTATTTCAATACTTGTGTTATTTATCTTAGAGTTTTACACAGGAATGAAAGCTTCTAGAAAAGAAGGTAAAAAATTTGATTCAGAACTCTTTGGTAAAGGTTGGTTAAAACTTTTAGTATACATGATAATGATAGGTGTATCTAATACTTTAGCTAATAATATACAAGGTCTAAATGTTTTAGGATATAATTTTAATATCTATGAATGGTTTCATGGTATGTTTTATAATTATATTTTATTAAATTTGATCTTGTCTAACTTAGAGAATTTCAAGAGATTAGGTTGGACAGAACATTTGCCTTTATTAAAAGAATTGGCAAAACATGTAAAAGATGAACCTAAAAATAAATTAAATGGAGAAGAGTCTTAAAGAAAGATGGAACGGTAAAACACCTAAGTTTTGGAAAAGAGTACAAAGGTGGGCTATCATTACAGGTGCAGTTGCAGGAGCAGTTCTAGCAGCACCAGTAACTTTACCAGCTGTAGTATTAACAACAGCAGGATACATTGCTACAGTAGCTACTACTGCTGCAACATTATCACAATTAACAGTAGAAAACACCAAAACAAATAAAGATGACAAAGAAAACAAAGAAAATTGAAGACTTTGAAGTAAATGCTAAGACTAAGAAAGTAAGCATCAAAGCAAAAAAAGAAGGTAAAAAAGTAAACGTAGAAGTTGAAACACCTAAAGTTAAAACAACTCTTAAAAAAGATGAAGAGAAAAAAGAGTTTGTTTATGACAGTAAGAAACTAGATATTAATGTTACTAAAGACTCTGAAGGTACTAAAGTAACTGTTGAGTCTGAAAATGGGTTTCTTAAAAAAGTAGGAAACTTTATTTCTAGAGTATTTGTAAGAAAGTTTAATAAAGAATCTAAGTAACATGCTAACTACTGCACAGACTACTAAAAAATACGGAGTACCAAATGAAACTGGTGCTGGTTACTTAGTGACTTTAAATCTTCCATATCCAATGAGATTGGCATGGGATACTGATGAGACAGTCACCAGGATCAGATGTCACAAGCTTGTTGCTGCCAAGTTTGAAGCTGTATTTAAAGAACTTTTAACTACCTATGGTTTACCTAGAATGAAAGAGTTAGGTATTGATTTATTTGGTGGTTGCTTTAATTATAGAAAAATGCGTGGAGGCTCTGCATGGAGTAAGCATTCATGGGGTATAGCTATTGACCTTGATCCTGCTAGAAATACGTTGAAAGAAACAAGTAAGACTGCAAGATTTGCAAGACCTGAGTATAAAGCTATGATAGATGTATTCTACAAACATGGGTTTATATCTTTAGGTAGAGAAAAGAATTATGATTGGATGCATTTTGAGATAGGATCATGAAACTAAGAAACAATTGGGGAAATGCTAATAAGCAGTGGGACAAAATAATGATAAGACTAAGATTATCTAGTATAGATATATTTACTTTAGAGTTAGATATATCTAGAGAGTTTTATCTTATTACTATATTAAACTTTACACTTAAAAATAGATAACTATGAAAACAACTAAATTAAAACCTATTAAAAAAATGGCTGTTGGAGGTGTTACAGCTGATGAATGTGCTGCTAAACCTAAAAAACCTGGATGTAGAAAAGTATTTAAATCTACAAGTAAATCATCTGAAACAAAAGGTGGTATCTTAGGTACACTATTAGGTGCTGCTGCTGGTCTTGGAGGTTATGCTGCTTATAAAAAACTTAGAGAACAAAAGAAAGGTGGGACTGTAAAATCTAAACTAATTAAAAAAGAAGATGGTGGTTCTACAACCAAATCATTTAAAAATCCTATTACTGGAAGAACAAGAGTAACTGAAGGTTGGAAAGAAAATAAAGATGCACCACGTGAAACATATACTAAAAAAATAGACGTCTATGGTAAAGATGCTAATAAAATAAAAACAATTAACAAATCACAAGAACTAACATCTAAATCTAAATATGCTGATGATGGTAAATTTTTTACCCCGGGTAAAAAAAATTGGAGTTTCAAGAAAAACGTTACTAAATACAATAAAAAAGGTTAAGTAACTCATACAGTATATACTAATCCAGGTATGTAGTATGCCTGGATTTTTTTGTTTAAATATATCTAGTTTAAACTTTTATTGTATATTTGTTTAAACTTTAATTTAAAAACCAATGGAAAACCAACATCCTGAAGAAGATTTAACTGTAGAACAGTTAGCAGAAAGAAAACAACAAATGCTAGAATTTTATTTAGATTCTATTGAATATCTTAAAGCTCAATTAGAACATGAAAAGTTACTTGCTGAAATTAATGAACAAAGATTTAAAAAAGCACAGTATCAAGTTCAGTATGCAATGTTATTGCAAGGTCCTCCACAAGATGAACCTGAACTAGATGAAGAAGAGGAGCAAAAACCTAAAGAAAGAAAATTAAGAAAGCAGTAATTATGGCTTTAGTCAATCAAGTCCAGAAGCGTGTAAAAATGCCTAAATGGGATATTGTAAAATTTCAGATACTTACTCACTGTTATATTAATCATATTTCAGTGAGTGAATCTGATTTAGATTGTTTGACTTTGCTTAGTTTTAATGCTCCAATAGAATTAACAAACTTTTGTTATGATGCTTCTTCAGAAGAAGAGTGGATTTTTAAATCCCCACAAACTGTTAGAAATTGCATAAATAAAGCTGAGAAAAATAATCTGGTAGTAAAAGACTCTACTAATAAAAAGATTATAATGATTAATCCTGATTTAAAAATTCAGACTGAAGGTACTATATTATTAGATTATAAATTTTTAGGTCAAAATGATACCCAAGAAGCACAGTAGTATTTACAAACAAGTTTCTGAAGATTTAAGTCAAGATGAATTATTAGTTGAACAATTAGTAGAATTTTATTATAAACAGATAAGATCCTCATTAAGTGATTTAAAAGAACCTAGAATTAATGTAGAAGGTCTAGGGCATTTTGTAATAAAACAAGCAAAAGTAAAAAAAGCAATACCCCATTACAAAAATTTAATTAGTAATCATTCCACTGAAACATTTAGAGCTTATCATAAAAAAGCTCTCCTAGAAAAAAAATTAGATCAGTTAATTGAAATAGAAAAAAAACTTGTTTTAGAAGAAGAAAGAAAAAATAAATTTAAAGATGAAAAATACACTGAAAATAATTTGGCAGAACCGGAAACAGATTCTGGAGGGAATAACTAATACTGTTATCAGAGATGAAACAGTAGAAGAAATAGCAAGACTTAGATATTCTATTTGTGATGAATGTGAACACAAAGGTAGGAAGTGTGCTGTAAAAGGTACAGCTCCTTGTTGTAATGAATGTGGATGTTCACTAAATTTTAAAACTAGATCTTTATCTTCAGATTGTCCATTAGGTAAATGGGATGCTATTGCTACAGAAGATGAAGAAGATGCATTAGATAACCTTAAAGATTAATGTTATGATTGTATTTAATGCAGATGATCATAGCTACAAAAGTCTTGATGACAGTAGTATTGATTGGATAAGTGTAACAACACTTGTTTCCCATTTTAAAAAACCTTTTGATGCTAAGAAAGTAGCAGAAAAAGTAAGTAAGAGTAAGAAGTCTAAATGGTCAGGAATAGATCCAAAAATTATTCAGGAGATATGGAATAATGAATCTACTAGATCAATAACTCTTGGTACATGGTATCACAACCAAAGAGAAAGTGATTTATGTTCTTTAGCTTCAATAGAAAGAGAAGGAGTAACAGTTCCTGTATTTAAACCTTCTGAAGTTAGAGAAGGTGTAAAACTTGCTCCAAGTCAAAAACTAGAACCAGGCGTGTATCCAGAACATATGGTCTATTTAAGATCAGCAGGAATCTGTGGTCAATCAGACTTAGTTGAAGTAGTCAATGGTAAAGTAAATATCATTGACTACAAGACTAATAAAGAAATAAAGAAAGAATCTTATGTAGACTGGGATGGTAAATCTGAAAAAATGACACCTCCTGTAGATAGTCTTGATGATTGTAATTTTTATCATTATGCATTACAGCTTAGTATTTATATGTATATTATACTTAAGCATAATCCAAAATTAAAGCCGGGAAGAATATTTATACATCATATTGCTTTTGAAGTAGAAAAAGAAGATAACTGGGGATATCCTATAAGTAAGTTAGATGAAAACGGGGAACCAATTGTAAAAGAAGTTATACCAATTTCAGTACCTTATTTAGTAGATGAAGTATTAGCAATTATTCACTACCTTAGTGATAACAGACATAAAATTAAAAAGAAATGATTTTAACTAAACTGTTTGATGTACAGAATGGAGTAGTAATACCTACTGAACATTGCTATACATTAAAAGCTCTTAAAGATGTAATGGATGAATATCCGGATGAATACCTTAAAGTATACATGTATTTATTCTACATGTGCTGTCCAAATCCTGATTTAAATCCTTTTTTCTTTACTCCAGATGTAGATAAAGAATCTTTAGTACTACAACAGATTGGAGCAGAGTTCTCTACTGAAGATGAAACAATCTTTATAGCTCTTAAGTTTTGTGAAAAAATGTATGAAACTCCTACATCCAGAGCATATAAAGGTATTGCATCTATGTTAGATAGATTAGCAAGATATATGGAGGTTACAACAATTACTGCCGGTAGAGATGGAAATATAAATTCATTAATTGCTGCGGCTAAAAACTATGAAGCAATTAGAGCATCTTTTAAAGGTGCATATAAAGATCTTCAGGAAGAACAATCTAGTAGAGTACGCGGAGGAATTGGTACAGCATATGATCAGTAATTATGAGTGAAATTTATCAAGACATACCAACTTATGAAAACGGAGAATGGACAACTACAACCTTTGAATCCAGAGAGCAGTTCAGTAACTTTATTTTTGGAGTATTCAAAGAACCAGGTAAGTATGAGTTTAATGAACTTACAAACCAAGTATTTATATCAGAGTCAACCAAATTTAAAAAAGATGGGGTATACTGTACAGCTCCCTTCAAATCAAGAGACTTTATAAATTATTGGGATGACCAAAAAGCTAAATGTAGAAAAGGTATAATTATAAAGGATAAAGATACTACTTGGTTTCTTGCAAGAGAATACTATATGTGGTTAAATTTCTTACCAATCTTTGACAAAGAACAACAAAAGTTTGACTTTGCTAAAATTAGAGATGCCCAATATCATATGGCTCTTTATGAATTACTAGCAGAATTAAACTATAAACACTCTGCTATTTTAAAGAAACGTCAGATAGCATCTTCATACTACCATATGGGTAAGCTTATAAACCAACAATGGTTTGAGCCCGGAGTTACTTTAAAAATAGGTGCCAGTCTTAAAGATTATATTAATGAAAAAGGATCTTGGAAATT